TCATAATCCGCGTGTCGGGGGTTCAAGTCCCTCTCCCGCTACCAACTTTATCACCGACAGTTCAGAACTCATAAGGCTTGAGAGATAAGCCTTCAGGCTGACCGAGTAGGCTTCGCCCGCGGGTGTCGGTTCTACAACGACCGCGGCAACCAGTTGCCGAAACGTCTCCCCGAGCTCCATCGGCACGTTGCCGTCACTCGATCGCAAGATTTTAGCCAAGCTCTCGATGCTCGACCGGAAGCGCAACAAAGCCTTCGGCTGAAGCTCAATCACATTTGCCGGCTCCTCGACGCTGTCGAGAATGGCCTGAAATTTATTCCGCTCCTCGCGAAGGCCAGCCAGCAAAACCGCCGCCTCGTCGTCTTCGATGAGCCCTTTCGATATTTTTTCAACAATTTTCGTGATGCCATCTTTCGCATCATTCAAGCCGCGCTGCGCCGCCGCCCTGCTTTTGAAGGCATTCCCGCGCCGCCGCTTCAACTCCTCCTCGTAAGTCTTCACGTAGGCCTCGATAACGCTCGTATCGGCAAACGCCATGCGCAAGCTGTCGATAACCTGTTCTTCAATCCGGTCGATATAGAACCGCCTGCGATTATCGCACGTTCCGGATTCGCGGTAGGTGCTGCACTGGATGCGATTGCCGCCCCGATCCGGCCCGACGATCACCATTCCGCCTCCGCACGCTCCACAGCGCAGCAGGCCGGAAAGCAGCCGCTTCGATCTGGGCTGCATCATCTTGTGTTCGCCGCCGGTCGCGGCCTTTCTTTCCTGCACCTTCTGAAAAAGCCACTCGTCCACGATGCGCAAATGCGGAACATCGATCGTCTCATGTTCGCTTGCGTCGTTCGTGCGGGAAACGCGGCGGCCGGTGCTGGGGTCTTTGACCATCCGCACCCGGTTCCAAACCATCCGGCCGTCATAGATCGGATTGCGCAGGATGCCATATCCACGCGTCCCGCTGCCGTTGATGGTTGACGCGTTCCACTTATCGCCGCGGGGAGGGGCGATGCCTTCTTCGTTCAATGCGCCGGCAATAGTGCGCGGCGATGTCCCGGCCGCATACTGCTTGAAAATCCGGACGATGATCTGGGCCTCATCAGGAAGAATGCGAAGCTCTCCCGGCTTTCCCGGTACCGGCTCATAGCCGTAAGCCCTACCGCCGGCGTGTCGACCAGACCGCACAACGCCGACCATGCCACGCTTGACTTTCTTAGCGCCTTCCTCGCGCTGCATCTGGCCGACGACGCCATACATGCCGATTTGCATCGTGTCCATGACGCCGCCGTTCACGCAGTTCATCTCGACGCCGCGAAACTTCAACGTCTTGTGAATATGCGCCAGGTCGGCAATGTCTCGGGAAACACGGTCGGGCGATTCCGAAATCAGAACTTCGAATGTTCCGTTTTCCGCGTCCTGCATGAGTTGAGACAGGCCAGCCCGCCCAAACATGGACGCGCCGGATTTTGCTCTATCGTGAAACGTCTTGACGATCTGCGCCCCGATGCGCTGCGCGTGGGCTTCGCAAAGCCTGATTTGATCCTCGACGGACTTGTCGTTTTGCAGGTCGGTCGAATACCGGGCGTAGATTGCAGCGCGTTTCATTTCGATCTCTTGGCGGGTGTGGCGGGTTTCACGTCGTCATTGGACGGTCGCAGGCTTTCAGCGTCTTCCTTGGCCTGCCACCTTGCCAATGCTTTCGCGAACTCGATCAAAGGATTTTCTTTCTCCATTGATTAGTTCTCCCCGTTATTCGACTTATCCACAGGGGTTATCTTGTCGAAAGACTTGACGAACGCAGCCAACTCGCCTGCCTTCATGTCCTCGCATTCGGCTTCGTACTGAACGAGCAGACACATGCGAATATGCGCCTCGTCGTCGTCTTTGGGCTTCCGGTGGTTCAGCGTCTCGATCAGCCGGGTCCGTTCGGAGTGCATAAACTCCAACATCGTGCTGAGATATTCACCTGCAGGCTTGAGGCCTTTGTCGGTCTTGCTCCTGGGCTGGTTCATGACGCCGGAAAGCCCGGTTATCGCGAGCGACAGTGCTTCGTACACGGCGTTAAACTGACGGCCCTCGAAAGCCGTCATATCCAGTTCATCGAGCCAGTCCTGCTCGGGCCGAAGAAATTGAGCAGGGATACCATTGATCGCCGTAATCATGCTTCTTCTCCCGAATTGATGAGGGTTGCGAGGAAGACGGCCTGATCCTGGCCGGTCATGGACGAGCCGTAGACCTTCTTGATATGCGCGGCTTTCATGCGCGCGTCTTCCAGTGTGGCGATCGGATGCGCGATGATGGCTTCGTTCAGATCGTTTTCCAGATCGGCAAGCCGATCCTGTTCTCTGCCGAGATCATGGAAGCCGCTTGATGTGGCCCATGCCTGATAGCGCGCTTCGCGGGCGTCGAACATCGTGAGATAATGCTGACGATCAGCTTCGATCCTGGCAAAGTGAGGCGCGAAGTTCTGCGCGTTTCCGCAGAAATCGGCGTTCATCTTGAAAACCTTCGCCTCGCAGTCGAATAGGTGATTCACAGCATCGCGCGACATCACGAACTGCTGCTTCAGCATGTGCCAGCGGTAACTGTGCGTCAGTTCGGCTTTCTCGAGCTTCGCTACTGGCGGGCGCTCGGGACTTTCCCAAAGGGCCTCCGACAAACCGTCGATGCGATTGGCTTCGGCTGTGACGTCGTTGTAGGCAGAGATCAGCGTTGCCAGCGCCGACGGCTCGGTCTGGGCGGTCGTTACAGTCTCGCAGGCCGTGGCAGCTACAGGGAGAGCGGCAGCAGCTACGCCGCCGAGAAAGGTGCGACGGGTCGTTTTCATGCTGAATGCTCCTCAGTGACCGGGATTTTGATGAGGGTGTGGACGCCATCGTGATTGATGGTGATGCGATCGATCGCCAAATCGGGATTATCGCGGATGATCTGCCCTGCCTGATGCAGGAGATCGGAAAGCCGTTCCTTCGCCGTCTGACCTTCGAGGTAAGCAAGCGCGCCCTTCACGAGCGTGGCGCTGACCACAGAACAGTCGAAATCCTCGTTTTCCTTGTCGGCAAGACGAAGCGCAGCAATCAGCCCATCAAAAGTCGTCAGCCGGGCCGAGCTTTCGAAAAACGCATCCATTGCGGAATGCATCTCAATTTCCTCGGGGCTGTCTTCGAGGGGGCCGTTACGGTTATTCGCTGCTTCGATCGCTGCGTTGTGCCGCGCAATCATCGCTTCAAGGGTAACTTCTGGCATGGCTTCGCCAGCGGCCGGAATCGTGTTCGGCATGATCATTCTCCAAATTGTAGGGGTGGAGATCGGCGCTATGTGCGCGCCGGTCGCTGGTTACTGTTCGCGCGCGGCTGCCATATCGGCGTCTGTGACCGTCACATTGAGTTTCTTGGCGATTGCGACCACGCCTTTAGGGTAGAACTTCAGCGTTTCGCGAACGCCTTCCGTTCCATCATCCTTCCGATAGGACCTCGCAACATTCCGGCACAACCCTGCTTTTTCTTTTTCTGAATAGGCCAGCAGCTTGTTGCTACCGGTCTGCCGGTACGCCCACTTGTTCTGCTTCAACCATTCAACGAAACGGTTTTGCGGCATCTGCACCAGCTTGGCGGTTTCGCGAACGCCGAACATATCATCGGCGCCAGTGATGCGGTGAAGGGTGTCAACGTCTTCCTGCATCACTGTCATATCACGGCGCATGTCTGCGATCTGAAGGGCGTACCCTTGCGTGATCGCAAGCAGGTGTTCTGGATTCCGGATCAGGTCTTCGGCCGTCATGGGCTGACGGGCTGTTCCGTTCTCGTAATCATCGAACCGCTTGACGATTTCGATGGTCACCTCAGTGGCTATTACAGTCTCAGACTTCGCGGTGATGAAAATCGCCTGCTTGCGGTTGAGGTAGTTTACCTCCGCCGTGCCTCCAAGGCCTAAGCGGGACACCGTGACCCGCTTTCCAAGCTGCTCAAGCGCAGTGGCGTGACGCTTGATAAGCCTTCGTATGGACTTGGGATCTGTAAAGCCAAGGCGCTTTGCGAGAACGATGTCCTCGACGCGCGCTTCACCTTCGACCTTCTCGATAGTGAGGTTGCCAATTGAAACTGTTGGCACAGTTGTGCTATCCCTGTGATCGCTCATCAGGCAATTCCTTTGCTTCTGGTGATTTCGCAGCGGCGGGGATTGGCCTCGACAACTTTTCCCCGTTTGCTGCCTATTTTTCGGCCAAAGCCGACATTTCCGCTTTCAGTCCGCATTCGATCAGTTGGCGTATTGCCTTTCCGCGCGACCAGATCCTTTTTGACAAGCGGTATTCGTCAACCTTTTCCAGTAGACTTTCCTCCATCATCAGCGGCACTCGCTGATCAGTCGGTTCCTTTTTCATGGTGTGCTCCGTTTTCGTATTATCTTGCACAAGAAAACGTTAACCCTGTTTCGAAGTGTCGTCAAACGTTTTCTTGCGCAAGATAATCACTCATGTATAAAAGCGGGCATGGCTAGACCGAAGAAACCCGTTGACGAACTCAAAGACCAGCGCGTCCCGATCATGATGTCGGAAGACGAACTGAAGGCTGTTGATGACTGGCGGTTCGAAAACCGCATCGGGTCTCGCGGTGAAGCCATTCGAAGGCTTTGCCAGGTCGGTCTCAAAACCAGTGAAATGACCGACGTGCTACGGGATGGGGGGAATGAGCTTTCTGACCTTCTTACCCGAGCCTTCGATGAAGTGCTGCCAGATGGCGAGCCTTCATCAATGAATCCGGTAGACGCGATCCGATATATTGTGGAGATCGAAGAAGTATCGTCAAAAATCCTTGTTGCTTTGGGCGCTGTCGTTGACGCATCTGCGGCGATGCATGCCTTTGAAAGCGCTGAGCAGGCAATAAAGCACTTCAACGAGATCAAGCAGCAATATGCCAAGTTTCTCGAAGACGACGGCAGTAGCAAGAAAGACTGACGCATCACTCCGCTCCCATTGTCTGGAGAGCGTGGGCAACGTTGTCAGCTATCGACTTTGCGCTGAGAGCTACAGCTGAAACCGCAAACCCATCAGCGCCGCCTATGCCGTCACCCATCTTGTCGAGCGCGTGCAGCAGATCGTGGATTTCCTGAGTGTATTCGAGGAGTTCGGAAACGCGAGAAGGCGTAGCATGGGAACCGCCTTCCCGCGCTTCGTTCTCCGGCAGGGCCTCGTCTGCGAGGTGGACGGCCTCAAGGCCTGCCAGATTGGAAGGGATTTCCAGCGCGAGCAATTTGTGCAGCTTCAAGAGGTTGAGGCCAGACGGCGTGGTCTCGTCGCGCTCCCACTGGCTGACCGCCTGAACCGTGACGCCTAGAGCGTCTGCAACGTCGGCTTGCCCCATGTTGCGTGCGATACGCGCGTAGCGGATCTGTGGCCCGACGGTTGTGACGCGGCGCATGATGACCGCCTCGTCACCAACCTTCATTTCCACATTCATTGTGATTAGGCATGGAATAAGGACCCCGCACATGGGGTGATCGGCGTCCAAACGGGACCCCCATTTGCAATGGGGTTACAACAGCCTCCGGTTTCATCGGAGGCTTTTTGTTCGGATGCTTATTGTGGAAACAATTCTGAAGATACGGCGGCTAGCCCATGTTCAGGGCAAGTCGATCAAGGCGATCTGCCGGGAGTTGGGCATATCGCGGAAAGTGGTGCGGAAGGTTTTGCGCACCGATGAGACGGAGTTCAAATACGAACGGACCCGTCAACCTCAGCCGAAGCTCGGCCCCTGGCGCGGTCAGCTCGATGGAATGCTCCTCGCCAATGAGGCCAAATCTTCTCGCGAACGGCTGACACTGATCCGGATATTCGAGGACTTGCGCGACCTCGGCTACGAGGGCGGTTACGACACAGTCCGGCGTTACGCCCGAACATGGGCGAAGGAGCGCGGGTCCGTGACGGCGCAAGCCTATGTGCCGCTCTATTACGCGCCGGGCGAGGCCTACCAGTTCGACTGGAGCCACGAGATTGTCGTGCTGAACGGCGTGACGACGACGGTGAAGGTTGCGCATATCCGGCTCTGCCACAGCCGGATGATGTATGTGAGAGCCTATCCGCGCGAGACGCAAGAGATGGTCTTCGACGCCCATGACAGGGCGTTCGCTTTCTTCGGCGGGGCCTGCACGCGCGGCATCTATGATAATATGAAGACCGCGGTGGAGACGGTCTTCGTCGGCAAGGAACGGCAATACAATCGCCGCTTCCTACAGATGTGCAGCCATTACCTGATCGAACCGGTGGCCTGCACGCCGGCGTCGGGGTGGGAGAAAGGCCAGGTCGAGAACCAGGTCAATCTGGTGCGCGAACGCTTCTTCACGCCGCGACTGCGCTTCAAATCCTACGATGAACTGAATGGCTGGTTGCTGGACAAGTGCATCAGTTACGCCCGCGCTCATAAGCACGTCGATCAGACGGAGCGCACGATCTGGGAGGTGTTCGATGCGGAGCGGCCGCACCTGGTCGGCTATCCCGGCAAATTCGACGGCTTCCACGCTGTGCAGGCCTCGATCGGCAAGACCTGCCTCGTGCGTTTCGACAACAACAAATACTCGGTACTGTCTACGGCAGTCGGCCGCCCTGCCGAGATACATGCCTATGCAGATCGCATCGTCATCCGGCAGGATGGCGTGGAAATCGGCCAACACGATCGCTGCTTCGGCCGTGGCGAGACGATCTATAATCCCTGGCATTACGTGCCGGTCCTGACCCGCAAACCGGGAGCACTGCGCAACGGTGCGCCGTTCCACGACTGGGTTTTGCCCGCCGCCATGGAGAAGGTGCGCCGCCGGCTGAAGGCAATGCATGACGGCGACCGGCAGATGGTGTCGATCCTCGAATGCGTGGGCCTGGACGGGCTCCCCGCCGTCGAAGCGGCCTGCCAGGAGGCGATCGATCAGGGCGTGTTCTCGGCCGCCGTCATCATCAACATTCTGGCCCGCAAGCGTGATCCGCAGCCGGCCGCCATCCTTTCCATCCCCGATGCGCTTCGCCTGACCCATGAGCCTCTGGCCGACTGCGCCCGTTACGACAGCCTGAGGAGGGCAAGCTGATATGGAACGATCCCAAATCCTCGACATGATGGGCACGCTGAAGCTGTTCGGCATGCGTAGCGCCTATGACGAGATCATGGCCTCCGGCATCAAGCGACAGCACGAACCGCCGCGCATCGTCGGTGACCTGCTTCAGTCGGAGATCGCCGAGAAGCAAGCGCGCTCCATCAAATACCAGATCACCGTCGCCAAGCTGCCGCTGGCCAAGGACATCGACGACTTCGACTTCACCGACACGCCGGTCAACGAAGGCCTGGTGCGCCAACTCGCAACCGGGGCCTTCCTCGCCGAGCAGCACAATATCGTTCTGGTCGGCGGAACCGGCACGGGAAAGTCTCACCTGTCCATCGCCCTTGCTCGTGCTCTGATCCGCAATGGCGCACGCGGCCGCTTCTTCAACGTCGTCGACCTCGTCAATCGGCTCGAGACGGAGGCACGTAGCGGCAAACAGGGACGGCTGGCCGACTTCATCACCAGGCTCGACTTCGTCATCATGGACGAACTGGGCTATCTCCCATTTGCCCAGGCGGGCGGCCAGCTCCTCTTCCACCTCATCAGCAGGCTCTACGAGCGGACGTCCATCATCGTCACGACGAACCTGGCCTTCGGCGAGTGGCCGGCCGTATTCGGCGACGCCAAGATGACCGCCGCTCTGCTCGACAGGCTCACCCACCATTGCGAGATCGTGGAAACCGGGAACGAATCCTGGCGCTTTAAAAACCGCTCTCAAAGCTAAAGCCGAAAAGACAAACAACCCGCGCCCGCAGGCCCTTGCGCTAAATGGAGAGCCCCGGGCCTACGCGCGCTGACCCGATGCAACTAGAGGCAGGGGTCCCTTTTGGGAGCCGATAAGGGGTCCCGTTACGACGCCGATTGACACCCGGCGCCCTATGCGGGACTAAGCCGGGTTAAAGCCACAGCCTGGGACACATGGACGCCCGGGGAAACAGCGGCAGAAACAGAGCAGGCAGGGCAAACGGTAAGCCGCGTGGCTCATAACCTCGAAATATCCGGTTCAATTCCGGAGCCTGCAACCAATCGCATGACGACGCGGTAATCAGCCAAGGCCGTCCTCCCCGCAAGGGTGTAGAGTAATCCGAGTGTTTGGCGCTCGGCATGCGATCAAGCAGAACCCTAGAGGGTATATTGGTAGAGCGGTGGGAATTGATCAGCCTTCCTGCGACACTCGGTTAAGCTGGCGGTGCAATCCCGTCACTCTGCTCCAACATTCGCCCGATGGGCAACGAAGCGTGGGTTCCAACACGCCCCTCAGACTATTGGAACATCTGGCCCGGCGCTAACGCCTGATGAAGCGAAAGCAGAAACGGTAAACCCGTCGCGTGGAGTCTCCCCAGCCGGGGAATAACTGGAGACCTAGGAGGGGCACCAATTCGCCCAACAGGGCAACGGAATGCGAGGCGGCGCTGTAAAGCGAAAAGTCCGCCCCGGGCCAATACCCCGGTTGCACCCCTCGCAGCAAATCAGGAATCTCTAAAAGGCCAAGCGCGAAAATGCGCCGCTGAGTAAGGGAGGTATGGTCCGGATAATCCCCGGCATTCCTGACCAGAAGCACCGGGAGCGATATACCCGGAGAGACGTGGAAGCCGTCTCGCCTATCCGTAAGCCTTTAGGCAGGCATGTATCACCAGCCCCGCCCGTAACAAGGTGGGGCTGCAATCGTTTCAGGGGATGAGAGATGTTCAAGGGCTTGAAGCTTTTCAGCAAGACGAGCGACAAGAAGACATTCAACGTCGCCTCGTTCCACTCGCCTCACAGCCTCACTTGGTCGTGGATACTTAGCTTCCGTCGCCATGAGGTGATACGGCCAAAGTTCTATGCCCGCCGCAGCAAGGATGGCATCGGCGCAGGATTTGGCACTCTCATTTCCGCATATGCCTATCGAACCAACAACGGACTGACTTGGGACGTGTGCTTGTTCTGGCATGGTCTGCATTTCACTCGTCAATCTCCGATGTGGTATCGCGACATGTTTTGGCGCGCCGATGATGAGCGTGAGACGCTGAATCGGCGTGTTCGCCAGCTTGAGCGACAGGTCGAGGCGATGCCCTCGGCTGCTCGCAACCCCTCAGAAACTGGCGTTCATCTCCACTAACCCCATTCACCCGCCCACATGGAGAGAGCAATGCCTTGGTTCCGCAAGAAGCCTGTCGAGATAGAGGCATGGTGCAATACAGAAGATAAGCCTCATCGAAGCGAGATGCCCGGTTGGCTTTCTGAGGCGCTGGCGAACGGCACAGTATTTTGGTCTGGTGGATACCACGGCTACTTTTCGATCAAGACGCTCGAAGGTGAGATGCGTGCCGACTATGGTGACTGGATTATCAAGGGTGTCCAAGGTGAGCTATACCCGTGCAAGCCCGCCATATTCGGTGCCACCTATGAACCTGCCTGAAAGCCCGGCTGATTGGTGCCAACTTATTTCTGAGACGGTAGGCCTTCACCAAGGTACTTATCGATGCGGAGCCGCTTCAGATGTGTTGGCAAAGGTTCTGTCTTTACAGGGCTTCTCTGCTGCCATCGTTCGTGGAGAAGCTAATGGCATTGGTCATGTGTGGGTTGAAGTCGACGGCATCGTTTATGACCCGACGGTTGGGCAATTTAGCGGTGATGTCGCATATTCCGCGTTCCCCACCCCATGACCACCACCGAGCAAGAGCGGGAGAGGGAATATCGGTTGCGTTAGCGATTTGAACCAGCTTAATTCAGGAACTGCCGAAACATAGGATTAAGGTGAGGTTTAGATGAAAAAAATATTTGGGCCGTTTTTCTTTGCGTTTTTTGTGTTTCTCACTTTAGCGGCGTACGCTGAAGAAATACCAAAAGAAATACCTCTTCCATTTACACCGACTAAAATCATGCCTTGCGAGAATTGCTTCGATGTCGGCGGTTTCAAGACGAGGACACGCTGCAGTGAACTTGAAAAGCCCGCAGGCACTTGGGAAGAAAAGAAAATAGTCGAGCAAGTGAATTTCGTCACTCGACAGTATCTTGTCAGGCAGACAGAACCTTTCTTGGGCACAGTTATTTTTCGTCACAAGGATGAAGAAGCCAGTTACGACGTCAATATTACTTGTTCGTTTCCTTTGGTAGCCGAGGCCGCAGTTTCCATATCGAGGAGCACTAAGTATTGGGATGCGCGGAAAGCACCTTCGTTGTCGAGTGCGCTTGACGCTATCCATGCAAAGTACGGGAAACCTAACAATGAAGAGCTGAAGACTGGCGTCGCTAACATCGTTTATGTTCTCGGACCAAATTTTGAGAAAACGTCTCAAAAAGCAGTTTTTTACCAGCGTCCTATCTTGGATAATCGCGATGTTTACGCGGAAGAAATTTACGATATCTATCGATCTGGAGTCGGTATGTCGTTGACTTTCAACTTATACAACTGCCGGCAAGAGCCCGATCGCGTGTGCAGCATTTCGAGCTATTTGAACGACTATCGCACCTATTTGGTGGGCCGCAAAAGGTTTCAAGAAGAGATCGAAAAGTGGAAGCCACGGTTTGATAATTTTGTCGATTCACAAAGATATGGCAATCAGACTAAAGCGCCAAAGCTTTGAGCTGTTTTCGGAATCCGTATGCCCTTAGTCGGTGCAGAGCTACTCAGCGACCTCAGTAACGCGCAGAGGGTCGGGGTAAAAGGAGCTCAATTAGGTCGCCTTCGGATGCAGGAGTTGTCCAATACCGGACTGCTTCTATGGGCATGTAGTTGATGTAGCTATTTCCTCCTATTTTAGGGGTCGATATGAGCGAGAATGGCTAAGCTAACCACCCTCAAACCCCAGATCGCCACCATCAAGCCACTGATAGGCAGAGCAACAGGGGATGAGAAGGCAAGGCACCGTGAGCGCGATACCTCGCAGCAATGGCGCCAATGGTACAAGACCAGCAGATGGCAGAAGCTCAGATGGTCGATCTTGGTAAGGGATAACTTCACATGCCGGCGATGCGGCAGGGTCGATGTCTCCAAGAACGGTCTGCACTGCGACCATACAGAGAGACATGGTGGAGATGAGGCTAGGTTCTGGTCTGGTCCCTTCCAGACGCTGTGCGCGCACTGTCATAACAGCGACAAGCAACGCGAAGAGCGACGCGCATAGGTCTAGCCCTAAAGCAAATACCGGGGGGGTAGGCAAAACCTTGAAAAGGCATGTCTTTCTAGACCCGCGCCCCACTCACGCGCACAATTTTTTTACCGAAGCGAGAATTTGGAGCCATGGCAGGTAACAAAAACAGCGGTCGGCTGCCTTTTGCGCCTTCTGATGATGATCGCAACAAAGTCCGAGTTCTTCGGGCAAGCGGCATGTCTCAGGAGGCAATTGCAGAGGCGATCGGCATTTCGGTGAAGACGTTGGTGGTTCATTTTTCTGCTGACATGGAAATCGCAAGCGCAAAGGTGACGGCTGACATTCTGATGGCGCGCTATTCCGAAGCCATGAAGGGCAATGTGACGGCCCAGAACAAGATGCTCGAGCAGGTTGGTGCCGTGAAAGCGCAGGAGAAGCGCGCTCCGAAGCCGGAGAAGATGGGCAAGAAGCAAGAGCAGAAGCTGGCCGCCCATAGCGTCGGTGGCCGCTTTGCAACGCCGTCCGCACCGAAGCTGATCGTGAGCAATGATTGATGTGGGACACAAGCTGTCAGGATTGGGAGCGGCGCATTGTCGCCGGTGAATCGCTCATCCCGTTCGATCCATTGTTCCCAGAGGAAGCTGAAGCAGCGCTTGACGTCTTCAAGTCCCTCAAGATCGTGGATGCTCCTGGCAGCCCGACGTTCGGGGAGGCTTGCGAGGAGTGGGTATTCGATTTCGTCAAGGCCATCTTCGGCGCCTATGACCATGATAGCGCGAAACGGAATATCCGCGAGTTCTTCCTGCTGATCTCGAAGAAGAACTCGAAGTCGACCATCGCCGCCGGCATTATGCTGACGGCACTGATCCGCAACTGGCGACACTCGGCAGAACTGCTGATTTTGGCGCCGACGATCGAGATCGCGAACAACTCATATGGACCGGCCGCGGACATGGTGCGCGCTGATCCCGATCTGACTGACCTTCTGCACATTCAGGATAACTTCCGCACGATCACTCACCGGGTGACCGGAGCGAAGCTGAAGGTGGTGGCGGCTGACACTGATACGGTAGGCGGCAAGAAGGCTGCTTTCGTCCTAGTGGACGAACTCTGGATCTTCGGCAAGCGCAACAACGCGGATGCCATGCTCAGGGAGGCCACAGGCGGCCTTGTGTCGCGTCCAGAGGGATTTGTGATCTATCTATCGACGCAGAGCGATGCGCCGCCAGCGGGCGTCTTTAAGGCAAAGCTCGATTACTTCCGAGATGTGCGCGACGGGAAGATCGCCGATCGCAAGAGCCTCGGGGTGATCTATGAGTTTCCGAAGGCGATGATCGAGGCGGAATCATATCTCGATCCGCTGAACTTCTACATCACAAACCCGAACCTTGGCCGCTCTGTTAGCGCCGAGTGGATCGAGGAGGAACTGGTCAAGGAAGTTGCCAAGGACAGCGAGACGCGCAACACGTTCTTGGCCAAACACCTGAACATCGAGATCGGAATGAACCTCCGGTCTAACCGCTGGGCCGGTGCCGACTTCTGGGCCGACAAGGCCGATGACACAATCGATCTGGAAAGCGTTCTGGATCGTTCGGAGGTTGTCGTGGTCGGGATCGATGGCGGCGGCCTCGATGACCTTTTCGGGCTGACGGTGCTGGGACGTGAACGAGGCTCCCGCGATTGGCTGTCCTGGTCGCATGCGTGGTGCCACAAGGGCGTCTTGGAGCGGCGCAAGTCGATTGCCTCGAAGCTCAACGACTTCAAGCGCGACGGGTTACTGAGAATCGTTGATGACGAGCTGAAGGATATCTCCGAGATCGTGGAGATCATCTCCGACATCAAGGCCCGCGGGCTGTTGGCCTCTGTCGCTGTTGACCCGGCCGGCCTTGGCGAGATGATCGAAGCTTTGGCCGAGATCGACGTGACGCAGGAGGCTGGAAATCTCGTCGGCGCGCCTCAGGGCTACGCGATGATGAACAGCATCAAGACGGCTGAGCGCAAGCTTGCGAACGGCACCTTGAAGCATGCTCCGTCCGCTCTGATGGACTGGTGCGTGTCAAACCTGAAGATCGAGCCCACGGCTACGGCCATTCGGGCGACGAAACAGAATGCGGGCGATGCAAAGATTGACCCTGTCATGTCGCTTTTTGACGCCGTGACGGTCATGAGCAGAAACCCAGAAGCACCGGGGGCCGGAATGGACGATTATTTCAAGAGCCTGGCAGGTGCAGCGTGAACGCAATCCAGAAGATCAAGAGCGCGATTGTTCGGCGCCTGACCGTTCGGGAGCCGGACGGCTGGTATCCTGACGCGATGCGCGGCGATGCGGGCGAACTGGTGACGGACAGAACCGCGCTGTCTCTGTCGGCTGTCTGGGCCTGCGTCAACTTGCTTGCCGGCACCATCGCCAGCCTGCCATTGATGGTCTATCGCACCGATGCGCAGGGAAAGCGCACAGTGGCGCGCGACCATCGGCTCTATCGTGTGCTTCACGACAGCCCGAACTATGACCAGACGGCGGTCGACTTCTGGGAGTTCGTCAGTGCCTCGCTCGAACTGTGGGGCAACGCCTATGCCCGCATCGAGCGCAGCGGCGGCCAAGTCTCTGGCCTTCATCCCGTCGCGCCGAACCTTGTTTCGGTTCGCAGGCTGAGCAATGGATCGATCGAATACCGCTGGACCGAGGATGGCAAGTCCTATGTCGAGACAGACGGTGCCATGATGCATATCCGCGGCTTCGGCGGCAACCCGCTTGGCGGCATGTCGACGCTGCATTTCGGCCGGAACACCTTCAGCCTGGCGCGGGCGGTTGATCGCTCGGCTGGCAGTACGTTCAAAAATGGTCTGCGCCCATCTGGCGTGCTGACTTTCGCAGCATGGCTGTCGCCAGAGCAGCGAGAGATCGCGAAAACCAATCTCGTTGAGAACTATCTCGGCGCGATGAACTCCGGTCGACCACTCATTCTCGAAGGCGACACGAAGTGGCAGCAGCTCACGATAACGCCTGAAGACGCGCAGATGCTGGAATCTCGCAGTTTCTCAGTAGAGGAAATCTGCCGGTTCTTTGGCGTGCCTCCTCACATGGTTGGCCGGACTGAGAAGTCCACCAGTTGGGGAACGGGCCTTGAGCAGCAAACCCTGGCGTTCCAGAAGTTCACACTTCGCCGCCGGCTGAAGCGCATCGAGCAGGCGCTGGAGAAGCAACTGCTCAAGCCGGAAGACCGAGCCAGCGGTATCACGATTGAGTTCAACCTTGAAGGCCTCCTGCGCGGCGATAGCGCGGCAAGGGCGAGCTTCTATCAGTCTGGCCTCACCAACGGCTGGATGACGATCAACGAAGTCAGAGCGCTCGAAAACATGCCTGCCGTCGATGGCGGCGATGTCCCGCGTATGCAGATGCAGAACGTTCCGATCACTCAGGCCGGAACGCAGACCCAACTGCCCCCTCCCAACGAGGAATGAACGACATGAAAACGAAGGATTTCGCCCTGCAGGTCAAAGACCTGTCGGAAGACGGCACCTTTGAAGGCTACGGTTCCATCTTTGGGAACATCGACAGCTACGGCGAAAAGGTGATGCCCGGCGCTTTCGTTGAGAGCCTGGCCAAGCACAAGCGTGAAGGCTCCAACGTCCTGATGCTCTGGAACCATGATGCCCACCAGCCGATCGGGGTCTGGGAGGATTTGGCCGAGGACGCAAAGGGCCTGTGGGGCAAGGGCCGGTTCCTGCTTGATATCCAGCGGGCGCGCGAGGTCCACACGCTTGCCAAAAACAAGGCCATCGGCGGTCTGTCCATCGGCTATCGTGAGGAAGATACCGACCAAGACGGCGCCGTTCGGCTCCTGAAAAAGCTCAATCTTTACGAAATCTCTCCGGTGACATTCCCGGCCAACCGCCGCGCCCGGATCGAGAGCGTCAAATCAGAACGCATGGATGAGTTCGCCCGCCGACTGCGCGACGGCGATCCCATGCCGATCAAGGATTTCGAGGACATCCTGCGCGAGGCAGGGGTTCCGAAAAGCATGGCTGTTGCGATCGCCTCGCACGGCTATGCCAAGGCCATTCGGAGCGATTCCGAGGGCGATAAGGCGAATGACACGGCTGCGTTCCTGAAAGCTCTGCGGGCCAGCTAATCCCCAACATCGCTCTTAGGAGAAAACCATGAGCAACGAAAACAAGTCGGTGGCCGATCTCGCCGCCGAGATCAAGGCTGAGCAGCGCCAGGCGGTTGACGCTGTCAAGGCGATTGCCGAGGAAGCCCTTGGCAAGGCGAAGTCCGGCGAAGAACTGACGGCTTCTCTCAAGGAAAAGGCCGACGAAGCCCTTCTGAAGATGAACGGCCTGACCGAGCAGATGGCCGAGCTGGAACAGAAGATGGCCCGCGGCGGCAAGGGCGGTGACGATCCCGCCAAAACTCTCGGTGAGCAGTTCGTTGAATCGGAAGGCTTCAAGTCGTTCCAGGACAGCAAGTTCTCCAAGAGCGCACGCGGCGCTGACCTGAAGGTGAAGGCAACGCTGACGTCGGCGACGACTGATGCTGCCGGCTCCGTTGGTGACGCAATCGCCAATACTCGCCTGCCTGGCATCCTTCCGCTGCCCCAGCGCCGTCTCACCGTTCGCGACCTGCTTTCGCAGGGCCGAATGGACGGCAACACGCTGGAATACGTGAAGGAAACCGGCTTCACCAACAACGCGGCTGGTGTCGCCGAAGGCGCTCTGAAGCCTTCGTCCGATCTCAAGCTCGATCTGGTGACGACGTCGGCAAAGGTAATCGCCCACTGGATGAAGGCATCCAAGCAGGTTCTGGACGATATCTCGCAGCTCCGCTCGATGATCGACCAGCGCCTCCTCTACGGCCTCGCCTATGTGGAAGAAAACCAGCTGCTCAACGGCGATGGAACCGGCCAGAACCTGAACGGTATCATCCCGCAGGCAACCGCCTACTCGGCGCCGATCACTCTGGCTTCTCCGACCAGCATCGACATGATCCGTCTGATGATGCTCCAGGCGGCGCTGGCCGAGTATCCGTCCACCGGTATCGTGATGCACCCGAGCGATTGGGCGTGGATCGAGACGCTGAAGGACACCACCGGCCGCTACATCATCGGCAATCCGCAGGGCACCATCAGCCCGACGCTGTGGGGCCTGCCGGTCGTGGCAACCCAGGCGATGACGGTCGACAAGGTTCTCGTCGGTGCGTTCAAGCTCGGCGCCCAGGTGTTCGACCGCTGGGATGCCCGGATCGAGGCGGCCTACGTCGATGACGACTTCATTCGCAACCTGATCACGATCCTTGCGGAAGAGCGTCTCGCTCTGGCGGTCTATCGTCCTGAAGCCTTCATCTACGGCGATTTCGGTCGCGTGACCTGATCGGCTTCGGCTCATCAAGGAGGGCAGCTTCGGTTGCCCTCTCTATGAACCGAAGGAGAGCCATCATGAAAACCTATGAAGTCCTTCGCCAGCACTTCGGCGACAAGATGTACATGCCGGGAGACACCCGCGAAGCCGCGCAGGGCGAAGTTCAGCACCTGATCAACAACGGCGTGCTGCGCGAGACGAAAGCTAAGGCTGATCCCGCGCCGTCGAACAAGGCCGAGAAGGCCGCCCCGAAAAACAAGAGCGCTTGATCCATGCACCGTCCCGTCCGCGTTACCGCGCCAGAAGCGCTGCCAATCTCTCTCGAAGAGGTGAAAAAGGCCCTGCGCGTCGACAGCGCGGATGATGACGAGATGCTGACAAGCCTCATCCAGTCCGCGGTCGACCATTACGAAGGCTGGACTGGCGTGCTCGGCATCTGCCTTGTCGAGCAAACCTGGCGCCAGGCATTTGATAGGTTCGAGCAGTGCCTGCGACTTCCGCTCGGCCCGGTGATCGCAGTGGACGGCGTCAAGACACGCGACAGCGCCGGGACCGAGACGCAGATCCCGTCGACAGACTATGCCGTCGAGACGGATGCCGCCGGCCGATCATATGTTCGGTTCGTGGATGGCTTCACCATGCCGAGCGATACTGCGCTTCGTTCCGCAATCTCGGTCGAGTACCGCGCTGGCTGGCCTATCGTAGACGACAAGCCGACCGTCCCGGCCGACATACTCACCGCTATCATCGCCCGCGTCCAGATCGGATATGAGCAGACTGCGACCGATGCCGGCCAGACAATCGCCAACATGGAACGCGCCCTTATTGCCAAGTGGCGCCGACCGCTGCTGTAGGAGGCCCAGATGGCCCGTGTACGCTTCAAACAGGACTTCGACTACAAACCCACGACCCAGAGCACAATCGGCTACAAGGCGGGCTGGGAGGGCACTGTAAGGCGCGAGTGCGCGGAAGAAGCCGTCGCCGCCGGTAAGGCTGAATGGGCCGGTAAAGACGCGGAGGCAAAGCAGGATGGCGAAGCCGAGATCAGCCGGTGATCTGCTCCACCGTGTCGCATTCGACAAGCGCGAAGAAATAGACCGTGGAGATGGCGTCTTTGTGGGTCAGTGGGTCGAACAGTTTCAGGTCCGGGCAGGCTTTGCGCATTTGCGCGGCGGCGAAAGCATCATGGCTGATCGCCTTCAAGGGCAGCACACACAGGTCATATTCGTTCGCTCGTCTTCGCAGACACGGTCAGTGGATACGGACTGGCGGGTAAGGGATGCTCGAACCGGAACCGAGTTCAACATCCGCGACGTGACGCCGACCAATGACCGGCAGTGGCTTGATTTCCTCTGTCAGAGTGGCGTGGCAAGCGGATGACGAAAATCAAAGGCCTTGATCGCCTCAACAGGAAGCTGGCGAAATTGCCAGCGGTTGCCAAGCAGATGATCCGGCAGGCAATGGAAGCCAAGGCGAACGAAATCGTCGCCATGATGAAAAACCTTGTCCCGGTCGATGACGGCACGCTGCGCGACAGCATCGGCTGGACTTGGGGCAAGGCTCCGAAGGGCTCGCTCACTCTTGCTTCAGTCCAGGCGACAGGCGACAGCGATATGACGCTGACGATCTACGCTGGCAACAAAGAGGCTTTCTATGCCCGCTGGGTCGAGTTTGGCACGGCGCGGCACGAGAATGGTGGCCTGTTCGCAGGCTCAATTCATCCCGGCACGACAGCGCAGCCGTTTTTCTTCGTCTCCTGGCGGGCAAACAAACGGCGCACCGTCCGCGCGATACGCAAGGCGTCGCGAGACTCAGCAAAGAAGGTGGCGGCAGGATCATGACAAACGACGCTGCGCATGAACTGCAGGTGGCCATTGTCACCGCCTTGAAAGCTGATCCGGATGTGGCCGCGCTGGTCAGCAATCGTATCTATGACCGAGTGCCAACGACTGATGGCAAAATCACGGCGACATTTCCCTACATCTCGTTCGGGCCGGTGCAGGACTTGCCGGAAGACGCCGACTGCATCGAAGCATCCGAGCTGGTCATCCAGTTGGACGCATGGTCACGCGATCCCGGCTTCATGGAAGGCCGCAAGATAGCCAAGGCCATCAAGAAGGCGCTGGACGAGCAGAGCCTGCCACTGGCCGACAATGCCCTTGTTTATTTCGAGTTCGACGGCCGCCGCGATCTACGCGCGCCGGATGGCTTGACAACCCAGATCGTCAGCACGTTCCGCGCTGGCGTCGAGCATCACTGAAAACGCCAACACAGGAGGCCGCAATGGCTCAGGCAACCACCATCAAGGGGGGCAAGATTCGCGTGCTCCTTGGAAATTCGGCAACGCCGATCGTTTACAGCGCGCCATGCGGCTTTACGCAGCGGTCGATCACCCTGAACAAGGGGCTGGAAGAAGTCCAAATCCCAGATTGTACAGATCCTGATAAGGTCGACTGGGTCGGACGTGACGCGACGTCGCTTTCCATGAGCATTTCTGGCGAGGGCGTGCTCGCGTCCGAGAGCGTCGATACCTGGCTGGAAGGCTTCGATAAGATCGACAGTATCCCGGTAAAAGTCGAATGGGAATTTCCCGCGAAGACGATCACATGGACCGGGAAAATGCATATCGAAAGCATGGAGGTTGGAGCCAGCAATGGGCAGCGGGCGACTAACAATGTCTCTATGCAGAGCGACGGCGCGATGGTCCGTGTCACAACGCCGAAGACCTGATGATGAGGGACGCGACTGTTACCTTCGACTGGGCAGACGGAACGCATTCGTTCCGCCTTGCCTGGGGGCAACTGGCAGAGCTTCAAGAGAAGTGCGATGCCGGCCCCTATGTCGTGCTCCAGCGCCTGCACAACGGCGAGTGGCGCATCGAGGACATCAGCAACATCATCAGGCTTGGCCTGATCGGTGGCGGCATGGAGCCATCGCAAGCGTTAAAACTTGTGCGCCGATATGTCGAGGCCCGCCCGCCGATGGAAAATCTCATCCCCGCGCAGGTCATTCTCTCTGCTGGCCTCACCGGTGCGCCGGAGGAGAAGGTGGGGGAGGACGACGCAGCAAATCAAACCGAAAACAGCTCGATGAACTCCCAAACGGAAAGCTGAGATTTGCTGCGCTCTACGGGACCGGCGCGGTAATGGGTTTCACCCCGCAACAGGTCAACGACATGACTGTGTGGCAATTCTTGGCGGCTGTTGATGGCTACGTCGAGGCCAACTCACCGGATGACGGCGGGCTGACGGCGAAAGAAGTCGATGAGCTTTGGGAGTGGGTGCGGGAGTGAACCCTCACCATGCTCCGAAATTGTCCAAGTCCTGTTTTGGCTTCTGGACAGTCTGATTGTTGGCCAATGCCTCTTTATACTTTTTGGGAACATAACCGAGGGTGCGGGCACCGCAACTCGGGCATTTGTAGGCGCCGCTTCCAAAAACAGTGACGAGCAACCATACCGGAATCCAAAACCCAGCAGTCACGACCGACAGCAAAAGGTGCAGTACGTGATTGGGGGTCTGCCTCTCGGCCAGAACCATCCGCACTTCTTCTTCGCAGAACATTCTCTTCTTTTGAATTCCCACCGCCGCATCTCCCGTTTGGCCAATAGCTAGAAGGTTCGTTTCTAAATGGCAACAGATCTTGAACGCCTTGTTGTTCAGCTTTCTGCCGACGTTAAGGGGTATGAGCGCGCGCTTGCAAGAGCTCGTGGCGAAACGAATAAACAGGCTAGAGCGATCGAGAGTCGGTTCGCATCAATGAACAAGCGGCTGGCTGCCGGCTATTCCGGGATTGCTGCAAGCGCTTCGAAAGCATTTGCCCTGATCGGCGGCGCTCAAGGTTTTCGGCAGTTGTCGGATAGCGGTACGCGCATCACCAACTCCCTGAAGGTAGCGGGCCTCGCCGGCGAAGAACTCGAAAGTGTGTATCAGAAGCTTTTCACGGCAGCCCAGAAGAACGCGGCGCCTCTCGAAACCCTGGTCCAGCTCTATGGTCGCGTGTCCTTGGTCCAGAAAGAGCTCGGTGTATCGTCGGACGAGATCATCAGCCTTTCCAGCAACGTTGCCTTGGCGCTGCGCGCGTCGGGCCAGTCAAGCCAGGAAGCCTCCGGCGCCCTATTGCAGCTTTCGCAGGCGTTGGGCGCAGGCGTAGTCCGTGCCGAAGAATTTAATTCGATCCTCGAAGGCGCACCGACTATTCTGCAGGCGGCTGCCGCTGGCATCAAGCAGGCCGAAGGATCGGTCGCGAAGCTCAGGGCGATAATGCTGGAAGGCAAGCTTTCCTCAAAGGCATTCTTTGACGGCATCAATGCGGGTGCGCCCGTGCTTGAGCAAAAGGTTGCTGGTGCGGTGTTTACCGTTGATCAGCGCTTGGAGAAACTTCGCACCGCTCTAACGAATTCCGTCCGCAGGTTCAACGAATCTACGCAAGCCGCGAATACGTTCGGTTCGGCCATCGACAACATGGCGAGTTTCATAAACAGCGTAGATATGGATGGGCTAGGATCTGATATTGGTGCCATCATAAAGCTTCTAAATGAAGGTGCGACCGCGGCGCAGAACATGGCCGAGTGGATTGGTAGGATTAGCGGCCTTCAAAATATCGGCGCCGGTGTGGTTGATGCGCTCGGCGGGAAGGACGGCAAGGTTTCCTACCTTGGCGGCGCGCTGACGATAGAGTCTACCGTCAAGTCCGCCGATAAGCTGAACGACATCACAGCCAAACGCCTCGACCTTGAGAAACAGATTGCTGAAATCAAAGCCAATCCCATGAATGTCCTTGGGCAGGCAGAGGTTCGTCAACTGGAAGGTCAAATAAAGGGGTTACAAGAGGAAGCCGCAAAGCTCGCTCCAACTGCTGTTCAGACGGCCCTCGAAAAGACAAAAATCGAATACCCGTCAACTGCGCCAACAATTGGGTCTGGCGGTTCTGGTAAGAAATTCACGCCGATCGACATCACCGATCCTCAATATCAGGTGACATCGAATGGCGGCGGCGGGAAGGGTGGGAGATCAGGCAGCACTCGCGTCGACGACTACCAACGCGAAGTCGATCAGATACGCGCTAGGACCAAAGCTTTAACCGAGGAAACGGCAGCGCAAAAAGTTCTAGACCCACTCGTAAACGACTACGGGTATACGCTGGAATTTGTCCGGGCCAAGCAAGACCTTCTCACTGCTGCCCAAGAGGCAGGCGTCAAGATCACGCCCGAGCTGACAAAGTCGATCGAGGGGCTGGCTGCTGGCTATGCGAATGCTGTTGTCGCTTCCGAGCAACTGGCCGAAAAGCAGGATGAGATTCGCCAGCGCGCCGAAGAAGCCATGGCCACCGCCAAGGACGTTACGCGCGGCATTATCGACGGCTTCGTAGAGGGCGCCAGCGCGGCGGATATCTTAGCCGACAGCCTCAAGAAGATCGGCAACGCGCTGATCGATGACGTGTTGAACAGCATCTTCAAGGTCAACAACGCTGCTGGTGGCGGCGGTGGGTTCTTGAGCGGCCTGTTCAGTCTGTTTGGCGGTGGTGGCAAGAGCAGCTTCCCTTCGTCTCCGGGCGGCCTGTATTCAGACGGCGGCTACACCGGCGACGGCGGCAAGTATCAGCCTGCTGGCGTCGTGCATAAAGGCGAATACGTCTTTGACCAGGCGGCAGTTAAAGCTGCCGGTGGCCCTGCGGCGATGGAAGCCATGCGGCGCAATCTCAAAGGCTACGCCAACGGTGGGCCGGTAGGAATTTCTGTCCCGAGTGTGCCGAGTTTGCGGTCAATGTCAGCGCAATCTGCCGGTGTCGTCGTCAACTTCAATCCAGTCGTCGACAACCGCGGCGCATCTGTTGAAGCAGTCGCTCGACAGGAAAAGGCGCTGGCCAAGATGCAGGGCGAGTTGCAGAGCCGCGTTGAGGCCGCTGTTCGGTCGGCTCAGAAACGAAACGTGAAGTTGGGGTAGGGCGGCAATGGTGCCGCCTCGACGGTTTTAGGAGATGGTATTGCCCGTAGCAAATGAAGCCCCGCGCTAGCTGGGGCTACCGTTTTCCTGCATCGTACTCAGCGGCATATTCGTTGTATTTTTCTACTACAAGCCTGATTTCGTCACTGCTTACGCACTGGTACCGGTCGAGGACGGCTTGGAGATTTTCATCATACTTCATGCACTCGATTAACGACGGTATATTCCACTTCCAAAAATCGAGCTGTAATCTGGTAGATATCGCGGCATGGCGCTGCATGTTCGATAAGCCGCCATATCGGTTCGCTTGTTGAACCCCGTTGAAAATCGCGATGCCAGCCGCGATGAATGAAGGTATGCCGACCGCAGCGCCGATAAGAAGCCATGTACGCCTGGTTCCGTTTTCGATCAGGTGACCTAACCCGTGTAAGCCAAGATATATTAGGCCGCCGATTATGTAGATTATGAAAATGCAAATCACGATTAAAAAAGGAATGAATATCATGCTTGACTGATCCCGCGCGACAGTTGCCGTTGCTTATACTGATAAGTAATAATGCAATTCAAGCACGAGGTGCGCCATTAGTTAATCCCGTACGCCTAAGATGTCTGGCCGTGAGGGAAGGTTCTGGTTAGGCGCGGTATGTCGCGGATGGTTAGGCAGGCATGCCACGGCTAGTCGAGTTTTGGAAGGCAAGGCTGGCAAGGCACGGTTTGTCATGGTGACGCATGGCGTACCGGGTTCGGCCAAGGCAGGCAAGGTAAGTCTAGGCAAGCCGCGTTGATGCATGGATTGTCGTGGCTGATGGGATCAACAAAAGAGGCGGCTCCGGCCGCCTCAACTGTTTTAGGAGATGGATATGGAACCCCCGAAAAAGAAGAGCGTAAAATCCGAAATAGATCGTCCGGTCTCGATCTTCGATGCAGTAATCCTTCCTTTGCTGATCGATACCAAATCAGATCGGCTTGATCGTTCCAACAATAGTCTTCACGGTCTTTGAGGCGCCGTCCTTAATCTCCGCGACGTCGGCATCGCTGACGCCATAAAAACCGACGTTAGCTTCGATTGCAGTTAATGTCTGGCTGAGCAACCCATCAAGCTGTTTCTGAAACTGCTGCTTGTCGGATGAAAAGTGAGTGTCCGCGATCAAACGTCTCAGTAGTTCTTGAACCCCTAGTTTCCATGCGGTGTCGTGAATGTCTTCTCTCATGCGTCACTCCTTTAGCTTGGCGCTAGAAAAGGAGCACGGACGCAATCGGGAGTCGAGTCCCCGCAAGAGGCGGAATCCACAATGACAATCACATACCCGCTCCCAACTTCGTTTTTCGATGAGTTCCCTGGTTGGTCGACCGAGTTCAATCTGCTCTGGCGACAGGAGCAATCGCGCACAGCTGGCGGCCGGACTGTCGTCAAGGACATGGGCTCGCCGCTCTGGCAGATGACGGCGCAGTCACGCTCGATGAAGCCGAACGAACTGGACTATTGGCGTGCGCGGCTCACGAGCTTGGAAAACGGGCTCAAGACGTTTCGCGCATTCCCGAAGTCTCGCTGTTTCCCGGTGGCGTATCCGAATGGGGCGATCATAGGGAATGTTGTCCCTAATCCAAGTTTCGAGAACGGAACGACTGGTTGGACGTTCGGGTCAACTGCGGGGCTTTCGAGCGATGCAAGAACCGGCGTTCGTGCCGCTGCGCTGACGAAATCGGGAAGCCTCGGCTTCGGGTCTGCGGTCCGTATTCCGGTTATTGCTGGTAGCTCTTATTCGTTGACAGGATGGGTAAAGGGAGATGTGGCCAGCAGTTCAGGTGGCTACATAAGAGCGCTTTGGTTTGCTGCGGCAACAGGAGGCACGTCGATATCATTCACGGATGCGGCTGGCAATGTTGCTCTGTCTCAGTCGTATCGACAGGTTGGCGGCCGGGTGACGGCCCCGGCAACCGCAACGCATGTTCAGATTCAGGTCTATCACACGACCGGCTCAACGGCCGGGACCATGCTTGTTGATGATCTGGACTTCAGTAGCGCAGCTGTGGTCGCTACCATTGCCGCAAACCGAAAAGAGATTTCGCTGTCCAGTCTTCCCGCTGGCTACGTTGCTTCCGTTGGGGATTACATCCAGATCGGCGACAAAGACCTGCACATGGTCATGGAGCCAGCGACGGCAAGCGCCAGCGGCGTGACATCGCAGTTTGAGGTCCGTCCGCATCTATGGCCGGGCGTTACGGCGCCTGTCGCCGCCACGCTGGTCAAGCCTTCCTGCGTCATGGCGATCGTGCCTGGTTCGATTTCGACAACTGCCGACATGGCCACTGGTCGCGGCACAGTCACGTTTCAGGCGATTGAAGCAAGATGATTTGAGTTGGCAAGGGGTGGTGAGGTGATGGCTGAAGACATGATTGAGCGGGTGGCGCGGGCGATCTGTGTTGCATCTGGGTTAGATCCCGACAGGCCATTCTCATCTTCAAACTACAGCAAGGAAACGGAGCCTCAGGAGTTCGCATGGCATGAGTTCCTGCCTGAGGCCCGCGCGGCTATCAACGCGATGCGCGAGCCGACGCGGGCAATGCATGAGGCCGGTCTGGCGACGACGGGCATGCCGAGCAATACCTATCGCGACATGATTGACGCCGCACTGGGCAAATAACCCGACACCCACGTAGGTCAAAATGAGAAACATATCAGCAGAAAACCTTGCAGCGCTTGAGGCGCGGCAGCTGGTGGCGCGTGACTTCCTATGGTTTGTTGCGCGCGATCGGGCGACTGGCGAGCCGGTCACCGATGGCATGTGGTCGGACGTCGGAAACGTGTCGGCCGCCATCGTGCACCCGGACACGGGCTTGCCGGTCACTCGTGACTGGTACGGCTCTGGCACGCTGGTGCAGATCGATGACATTCCGCTCGTCGCCAACCTTTCGGTCCAGAACGTCAATATTCGCCTGTCTCAGGTCAGCGAGCACGTGCAGACGCTGGTGAGGCAGTATGATTGCCGGCAGGCTCGGGTCGAGATTTATCGAGGTCTGTTCGACCCGGACAGCCGCCAGATGGTGGCGCCGGCTGAATGCCGCTTCGTTGGCTTTGTCGACACCATCACAATCAACACGCCTTCTGAGAACGAAGAGGGCAGCGTGACGATGGTTTGCGCCAGTCACACGCAGGAAATGACGCGTTCCAACCCGTCGACGCGCAGTCACGCGACGCAGGTGCTGCGACAGGCTGGTGACGCTTTTTACACCGATGCAGACACATCGTCCGAGTGGGAGTTCTTCTGGGGCTCTGAGAAGGGCAAGGTTGCCACACAAAAGAAGCGCAAGAAGCTGTTCGGTATATTCTGATGGATGTCCGCTTCGCACAGCGCGAGGACCGCGACCGCATTGTGGCGCTCCTGCGTGAGAGCCACGCGGCCGCAGGGTTCACCTTCCCGTTCCAAGCAGCTTACGCCGATCAACTGTTTCAGCAGCATCTGGCGTCGGACAAGGCCTGCGTTCTCGTCGCAGGCGATCCAGCGCAGGGCGTTCTTATGGCCTGCGCTTTTGAACATCCCTTTGGTGCTGGCCGGATTGCCAAAGAGACGGTCTGGTACGTCACGACGGCGGCGCGCGGTCGAGCCGCAATCAAGATGCTTGATGCCTACGAGACATGGGCTCGCTCAGTCGGCTGCGTCTCTGCCGGCATGGCTTCACTGGCAACCAATGACGTCTCCAGCCTCTACGAGCGGCGCGGCTACAGCGCTGTCGAAACACATTTCATGAAGTCGCTCTAGCGGCATTCCTTCGGCGCCATCCGCGCCCCGCGCGCATTGCGCATCCCAAGGAAAATCGATGGCTATTTTCACGGCTATTGCATCCGTTTTTACGGCTGTGGGCAGTTTTATTGGCGGCCTTGGTGCGGTCGGCGCGTTCCTGCTGAAAACTGCGGTTGGCCTAGGCGTCAGCCTTCTGGCGCAGTCTCTCGCTGGGAAGCCCAAAGACCCGACGTTCTCCATAAACGGCACACTGCAGGGCGGCGGCGATGTTGCTCGCTCCTTCATCATGGGCCGCACAGCCACCGCTGGTTCGCTCGTGTTCGTCAATACCTGGGGGCAGGACGGCGATACGCCGAACGCCTATCTGACGCAGGTTATTGCGCTGTCGGATTTGCCTGTGCGTGGCCTTGCTGAAGTCTGGGTCAATGGCGAGCGTGTGACGCTCGGCGGGCTGACGGATCGCGGCTATGCGGTCAACGAGTATCCGGACAGTCTCTGGATCAAGTTTTACGACGGCACGCAGACGACGGCCGACAGCTTCCTGTTCACGTCGGTTTCTAACGGCAACAGGTGGTGGAACCCGGATCGTATCGGGCGCGGTGTTGCTTATGCCATTGTCACGGCTCGCGTCTCGAAGAACATGTTTTCTGGCGTGCCTTCCTTCAAGTTCCTGCTCGAGGGCCTGCGCCTCTACGATATCTCGCGTGACAGCACGCAAGGCGGCGTTGGTCCGCAGCGCTTCGCTGATCCAGCGACGTGGGGCGGCGACGGTGATTTCCTGCCGGCAGTGCAGATTTACAATCTACTGCGCGGCATCACCTATAACGGCCAGTGGTTCTATGGCCTGCAGAACCTTTCCTCTTCACGCCTGCCTGCCGCAGCATGGATTGCGCAGATCGAGAAGCATCGAGCCGGCACGCTTGAATCAACGGGCTGGGTAAACACCTACCGCAGTGGCGGTGAAATTCAGGTCGATGCACCGCTGACCTCCGCCGTCGAGGCGTTGCTGACGGCTTGCCAAGGCCGGATATCGGAAGTCGGCGGCGTCTATTATCTGCACTCCGGTGCACCTGATGCTCCCGTTATCGCTTTCACCGACGATGATATCCTATCCACAGAAGAGCAGGAGTTTACGCCGTTCCTCGGGCTGGCCGACACGATCAACGGTGTTTCGGCAAACTATCCTTCGCCGGCAGATGGCTGGGTCGCCAAGACAGCCCCGCCGCTCTATCGGACAGACCTTGAAGCGATCGACGGCAATCGCCGCCTGATGGCTGATGTCGACCTGAACTTCGTTCCCTACCCGGAGCAGGTTCAGCGCTTGATGAAATCTGCGCTTGAGGAGGCTCGGCGCTTCCGCAGGCATACGATTGTCCTGCCGCCAAAGTTCTGGGCCTACGCCACGCCGGGAACGGTGTTTTCGTGGACGTCAGAGCGCAACGGCTACATCGCCAAGCTGATGCGTATCGACGGTGTTGCCGATCGCGCCAATCTCGACGTGATGATCGACATCACTGAGATTGATCCGGCCGACTATGATTGGAGCAGCGATACCGAATTCAAGCCGCCTGTTGACGGCCAGCTTGGTGTCATTCGTCCGACACCACAGCCGATCGTCGACTGGTTTGCGGAACCGGCCACGGTCAAGGACAGCTCCGGTGAAGATCGCCGACCGGCTATTCGGCTGACCTGGGATAACAGCGATGGGCGCCTCGATGACGTGATCGGCATCGAATACGAGGTGAGACTACAGGCCACGCTGGAGAAAATCTCCGAGGGCCGAACCGACCAGCCCCAGGTTGGCTCTATGCTCATCTCGCAAAGCCTGCTGCCGGCTGAAAGCTACGTCGTCCGCGGGCGATACATCCCCGGCGGCGATAGGCCTGTCTTGTGGTCTGGGTTCATTCCCGTCATCACGCCTAATGTCTTGCTGACCGACAAGGATGTGTTCGTCGATGTCGACTTCTCCGGCATCGATAAGCAGCTCTCGTGGCTCTACGACAACGCGCGCACGTCGCGAGATCGCATTCAGGCTCTCATCACTGCCCAGCTGGAAATGCCAGCTGCAGCAATGGAGCACAGCGAATCCATCAGGCGCGACTTGTCGCTGGCGCTGGGCAGTGCTCGTGCAGACTATCGCGAGAAAATCGAGATAGCGGTCAGCGAAACGGCGGCCGTTGGCACGAAGCTGGAAGAGTTGACCGTCAGTGTAGGGCAGAACATTGCTTCGCTTACCAGCCAAGTACAGGTCGCTGTTGATGGTACGCAGGCGGTTGCCACAAGGGTTGACAGCCTTGAGGTGGAGTTCGACGACGCCACTGCCAGCCTGACAAGTCAGATCATCGCCGTCGCCAATGCCAATGAGGCGCTCGTAGGCAGGGTTGACGAAATCGAGGTGGATTTTGGCGCGGCGACTGCTCAGCTGTCTACCGACATTCTCGCGGTGGCGAATGCTACCTCGGCGCTGGCCACTCGGACGGATACGCTCACTGCGGCCCTCGGCGGGAACAATGCCCAGGTCAACGTGAAGTGGGAAGCGAGCGCAGGGCCGTCTGGCTACGCCGCTCGCTACGCAATTGTTGCGGCCGTGAACGATGCATCGTTCCGGTCAGCAGCGTTAATGCTGGATGTTCCATCAAACCCGGCCAGCCCGACGCGTGTCATTCTGAAGGCGCAGCAGATCATTATCGGCAATGATGACGCTTCGATAGTCCGTAACCCGTTCGTATATCAGGGCAACGTCCTCTATCTCGATGACGTCAGGGTTAACAGCCTGTCCGCGTTGTCGGGCGAGCTGGGCAATGTCAATATCGAAAATGCGATTGTTGGCAATCTTCAGGTCGGCACGTCCAATATCGCTCCCGGCGCTGTCAGCGTCGCCGTGTCTGCATCCTCTGGAACCCTGGTGGTCGACCACGGCGCAGGTGCTCCAAACGTCCTGATAATATGGAAAACAAGAGGAACCATGTCCACTACGGTCAATCCTCCGGGGTTGGCGACCGCGTCTATGACATTGTCGGAAAGCGGCAACATTATCGACACCCAGCACAGTTCTTCTGTCCAGGGTGGAGCAACCGCATATGTGGCTTCCTCTGTGAACTTCATTCCGCCATCTGGCAGAACGCAGACGACATTCACGATTGGAGGCGCTTCTGGCCCTTCGGGAAGCCTTCAAGGCGGAAGTTTGGTCTCACAAATCACGGCGCTGGTGTTCAAGCGCTAACCCTCGAATAGGTGAAGAATGACAACCGGCAACACGATGCAGGTCGATCCGAGGGTCGCCCTGCAAGAAGCGAACGCGCGCGAAGAATTCTTTAAGCAGCGCAACCTCTTTCTTGCTCAGTCGCACGCCTCTGCTGCGGCTGAAATCGCTCGGCTGAATGCGAAAATCGACGGCTTGGAAGCTGATCTGCGCCTTGCTCGCGGCGAGGAAGAGGAACCCACTGACGGAGGCTTGGAATAATGGCGGGCGAAGCTTACTACAACACCGGTACAGCGACGGTCGCGGTTAACTCCAAGACCGTCACTGGAACCGGCACGAACTGGCTGTCAGCCGTAGGCGGTTTGACCGCCATCAAGGCTGGCGACAAGTTTGGCATTCATGTCGGCCGGCCGATCATCATTGCGTCGGTCGACAGCAACACGCAGCTGACGCTTGAGGATAACTGGCCGGGTCCGGCGCAGACAAACGCCGCTTACAAGATCGAGCTAACCAACCCGGACGTGATCGCTGTTGAAGCGATGCGGCGCGTGCTCGGTTCGCTCGGCTCTGGCGTGCTGTATGGTCTGTCTCAGCTTCCATCTACGCCAAGCCGCCTGCTGGGGATCGATGAGAACGGTTTGGCCGCACTGCTAAACAGCGCATCGGCTTACGGTCTCCTCGGGACAATTCCGAATGCGCAGATCCCGACGCGGTTGCAAGCGGCAGCTTCATTCGTCACAGCAGCTAATGCGCTCGACAACATCACTGAGAGTGGATGGGTCAAAGTCGCGAGTACAAACCTTGTAACTGTCAACGGACCGTCTGGCGGCGGCTCAGGCATTGTTTTCACTTTAATCCACGACGCATCGGCGGCAACACAAGAGTTTATCAGCGTCACCGCCCAAGGTCGGCGTTGGAATAGGCGCAAACTGTCAAATACATGGACGGTGTGGCAGCAAAGTCAAGTTGGCGATGTAACGGACATTTCCAGTATTACATCCGGCACTTTTCGCGGCTGGAATTTTGGAGATTTGGCCGCAAGCCCTACGCTTGACGCAAACAACCTCGTCGGAAACGGCCTGTTTTCAGCAGCAAATGGGAGCACAAATACACCCATAGGCACTAGCGGGTGGGGCTACATCCTTCAATTCCAAAGGGCGTCAGATAGAAAAACGCAAATCTTCTTTGATAGCATCACATCTAACGTCCGAATTTACACGAGAATTCAGCTAACGGCGGGTTGGACGGCGTGGCGCGAGCTTCCGATAGGTCAAACAAGCGCAACCGATGCCACTGCGGGCGCTGCAATGCTTGTCGGGGCGTTTGGCTTGGGCGGCACTGGCACGTTGTTGACGAGCACGGATGATCTTAACTCACTTCCCGACATTTCAGCGACCTATCGCTGGGGTGGCACTTCAGTTCCGACAAATGCACCTGAAAGCGGAAGTTTTATTTTGAAACAAACTGCTTTCGGCGTCGGCGGAAGTGAGCAAACCGCGTGTAATCTAAGCACCGGAACCAATGTTTGGTATCGAAAGGAAGCGGGCGGTGTGTGGACCTCTTGGACCCGCATCGACGGCGATGTGTCCGGCCCTGCTGTTGCCATCGATAACGCACCTGTCGGGTTCAGCGGTACGAGCGGCAAAACCATCAAGCAGATTACCGGACCTGTAGCAGCGCTTCATGCTGTCACCGGGGCCGCGAACAAGCTGGCGTACTTCACGGGCGCGGCGGCTATGGCGACTACCGACCTTACTGCCTTCGCCCGCACCTTGCTCGATGATGCCGACGCGGCAGCAGCTTGGGTCACCCTCGGCGCAGGTCAGTCATTGGCCGCAAACGGATGGCAGCGCCTGCCGAGTGGGCTGATACTTCAATGGGGTTCTGCGACCACAAGTGCGGGTAACTTGACGGTCGCCTTTCCGACTGCGTTCCCGACCGCATGTTACGGCGTTTTCGCAAACGTCAATCTCGCGCAGGCGTCCGCAACAGTGATGTACTCCGCGTGGGCGGACACATGGACGCTGAGCAATTTTGCTCTGCGCACGCGTTATGTCGCAGGCGGAACTGTGGCCGCTGACAACATGCCCGCAAACTATTGGGCAGTGGGGAGGTAAGAATGGAAAACGAGACCGACGAGCCGGTAGTTTCCGAGCACGCTTCAATGACATCCGGCGAAACGTTGCCGGATGTGATTGAGTTGCCGGAAGCGATCTTTGCGACCTTCGCGGATGACGGTTTCCCGACCGGGTTTTATTCGACCATCGTTGTTGGTGATGATTATCCAGATGAGGCGATTGAAATCACTCCAGAGCAATGGCTTGAGTTCGTAAATAATTCCGGCCGACGCAAATGGGTGGATGGCGAAGTGGTGGAGTACAACCCACCCATTGAACCTACGCCACCTTCGCCAATTACACGGCGTCAACTTCGCCTCACATTGGTTCGCAACGGTATCTCTATTGCTGGCGTCGACGCTGCTATCGCGGCAATGCCTGATGGGCTTGCGAAGGAAGAAGCCCAAATCGAATGGGCCGACGCCAGCACCTTCAACCGCGACCATCCGACGCTTTTGCTTATTGCTGCCGCTCTCGGTCTAACCGACGAGCAGATTGACGCCATGTGGGCGGAAGCCGTCACGGCTTAAACACTCTCGAAAATCAGGAGAACATCATGGCTCGGGAAACGCTTCCCGTCGCTCTCGACCTTATGTTTGGGCTTTCAACTGGGTTGCCGCATCGACTGGGGATTGCCCACGGTATTTCACCCTAGCGTGCAGAGCTTTGTAGTTGACACCTACCAAAGCAGCGAAGTCCTTGAGGATGACATGACGCCCCTCGAACTCCACAAGAACATTATTCGTCCTTGTGCGCGCCTGCTGCCGGTGTGAGGTCCAACGGCAATTCCGCGGCTCGTAATGGCCATCCACGTTAACCCGATCAAGTGTCATGCGAGGTGGACATTCCCCCATATCGCGAAGGAACGTTTCGAAGCTCTCGCGCCACTCTCGGCACATGGTGATTCCCCTTCCACCATAGTTATCGAACTTTGGGTCATTGGGGTTTTCGCAACGCGATTTAGCATGCTGATAGGCCTTTAAAGTGCGGGACGTTTTGCGCCCGACCTTGTGCCCGTGCGTCAATGATCGCTCCCGAATTAGCTCTGTCCTAAGGCAACCGCAACTGGTGCTACGACCAGCCCTGACGGCGTCGAGGTAAATCGACGTCTCATTCCCGCAATCGCAAAGAAAACGCCATTTCGTGTGTCGTCCGGATGGTTCGCGGCTGATAGCTACCAGCCGCCCATAACGCTGCCCAGTGATATCTAAAGCTCGCATAGGTTTTCCATACTTTGTTGAACCAAAGAAAGTCTATCAGATGAGAGAAACACTTCCAATCGCCTTGGAACTAATGTTCGGCCATGAAGGCGGATACACCAACCATAAGGGCGACAAAGGCAATTACCTCAACGGAGTTCTCGTCGGGACGAAGTTTGGGATTACGGGAAAGACGCTTGCGGCTCATCGTGGCGTTGCATCTGTCACGGCTGAACAGGTCAAGGCGATGACGCGCGAGGAAGCCACTGAAATCTATCGCCGGTCCTACTGGACGCAGAGTGGAGGCGATCTGCTGCCCAAAGGACTCGATTATGCAGCCTTTGACTTTGGCGTGAACTCCGGACCTGCTACCGCAGTCCGGCGCCTGCAGAAGGTTCTCGGCGTTCGCGAGGACGGCGTTGTGGGCGAGCAGACCGTGGCGGCTGTCAAGGCATACCCCGGCGGTATCGCCAAGCTCATCCACGCCTACTGCGACGAACGCATGGCCTATCTTCGCAGCTTGACCAATGCAAAGACCGGCTTCCCGGTCAATGGCCGTGGCTGGACAATCCGTGTCACTGGCAAGGATCCGAAAGGCCAGTGGGCTGATCAGCTCGGCGTTGTCGGTAATGCAGTTCGTCTGGCTACGCTCAGCGCCGATATGGTCAAGGACGTGAAGGTGCCGGAGGAAGGCAAGGCGAAAGCCGATGTTCGCGACACGGGGCTTATCGAGGTGATCAAGAAGCCGGAAGCATGGGGACCGCTTGGCGGCTTCCTGTCGGCGGCCGGCGCAATCTTTGCCGGATCCGGCCCGGTGCAGTGGGCGCTCGCTGCATTGATGATCGGCGGGGCATCCTTGGCTTCATTTATCTAGTCAAGCGGGTGAGGGCGGCATGATCTGGGCGCTTATCCCTAACTGGCTCAAGATCGCCGCTGGTGGGCTTCTCTGTGTCGGTGTGGTGGCTGTCTCATCTTACCTCGCAGGAAAGCGCGTCCAGCGCGCCGAGATGGCCACAGAGACACTGACGAAGACCGTCGAAGTCCTCCAATCAAGGAACGATACCAATGTGGAAATCAATTCTTCCGCTGCTGCTGAGCTGTGCGCTAATTACGGGCTGCCAGACGCCGAACACCTCGAATGTGTGCGCCGGGTGGAGCAAGCTTCAGCCGACGCTCGAAACAGCAGTGAAGATCACAATGGACGATCGGCAATTCGCTAACCAGGTCGCGAGCCATAACGCACATGGGAGTCGCCAAGGGTGCTGGAAGTGAGCGCGCCCGGTTACAGAGGTGTTGGTATGTGGGTGCGCATCCAGCATCGGTTCGGTCCGAGAATGACGGAATGGTTCATGGCGCTGCACATGATCGGGTTCGGCTGGGTGCTTTTGCTGCCGACGCAGACATTCAATCTCCCGCAGTTCTAGACCTTCCGGCAGCTTTTCCCATCTGAATCGTTTCTCGGCTGGCTGATGGCGATCGTCGGATGCTTGCGCATCATTGGCCTGGTCATCAATGGCGCCAAGGAAAAGGTTACACCCCAGATCAGGCAGTTCTCAGCTGGGGTAGGTTGCATCATCTGGACAGGCATAACATACGGCTTCGCATCCTCTGATGTCGTGAGCACGTGGATCGCCATTTATCCGCTTTTTGCTTTTGGCGAGCTCGTCAACATAAACCGCGCCGCTCGCGACCAAGGGGAAATCAGGAATGGAACAGCTGGCTAATTTGCCGACGCCCGCTCTCATCACCTTTGGTGCAACTCTCGCAATAATCTTCGGGGTTCGGTATCTCGGGCTTTGGCAAGGTGCAAAAACGCCTCCTGCCACGTCACCGGCGGCCGCTCAGGTTGCTGCGGTGATCGTAGACCCTACAGCCCTGAATAACGCCACACGCGCGCTTGAGGCGCATACCGAGGCCGTTCATGAAATGACCGAGACCATGAAAGACTCAGGCAGGTCGTTTTCGAATATGGCTATCGAGATGGACCGGATCCGTGAAGAGCTCCGCATCCAGCGAGAGGTGGCTAGGAGGCCTTGAACATATCCCGCTGGGGTAGTGCTCCAATGCTTGGAAACACTAGCGCTTGAGGCCGATAAGCACATCAAGCAACTCTGAGCTGGTCTGGAATACCTTCGAGTTAGCCGTATAGACACGCTGGCTTTCGATCATCTCCGTGAGCTCAGTGGCGATATCTACATTAGAATTTTCCAGCGCCCCCGACACGATCGATCCCATGCTGCCAGAATTTGGATAGGAAATCGTGACGATACCGGAGGCATTGCTTGGCAAATATGCGTTACCATTGACCGGCATAAGGTTATCCGGGCTTGGCACATCGGCCAAGGCGATCTGAAAAAGAGGACGAAGTGCGCCGTCGCCATAGCGCGCCGATACAATCCCGTCATCGGAGATGATAAATCCCGTGGATGCGCTCGCGGAACTTCCATTTACGTTGGCAGCATTGACCGAGAAGGCTGCAGCAAAGTCTGTGGTGCCCGACATATCGAGTGTCATTGCTGCGCCATTCGGTACATCAATAAGAATACTCGGGTTTTCGACAAGCCTCCTTGTCGCCGGGTCAAACTCAAGTAAATCAGTGGCCAAAGGAGCCGAGTTATAAGGAAATCCGCCATTGTTGGCGTCGGCTTGGTTGAATACGGTGACTTCCCAGAAATTGTCAGCGCCCTTAGTGTAGTAAACATCCAGCAAAACGGACTTACCGGAATAATCATAGGCGACGACCGAGGACTTTTGGGAGTACTGACTTAACGCTGAATTGTCGGCGGGGGTAGCACCTAAAACATATGGGGTGACGGTTGGCGCGGCCGCTGGCAGGTTGAGGCTGACCTGTACTCCATCCTCCCATCCCGGCGAGAGGTCTGGAATCGATACCGAGCCACTGAAATCAATCGGCCAGACATCGTTGCTGGGCAAGGTTACGTTGACGAGGCCGCTGCTGGTCATGGCACCGCTCGTTAAGTCGAAGGTCAGCAACTGTTTTGCCAGCGGTGGATCGCCCGCAGGCCCATAGGGAAAACCTCCTGCGGTCGCCTTCGCTCTGTCGTAGATCGAAACTTCCCACGTGTCTGCGCTGAGCTTCGTGTAGTAGACGTCGAGTTGAACGTCCCCGGCAAAACCCGCATAACCCGAGAGGGTCTGCTTAACAAGATAAGTGGAGCTTACTTGGTTTGCGGACGCCGGTACATCGCCAGCGCCACTGTTAATGGCTGGGGCATCGGACGGCATGTTAATCTGAATTTTCATTCCCTGCGACGAGCCACCGCCGGAACCCTGCTGGGAAAGTTTGGAAAAATCCAGGTAATACGGATCGGCCGGATCGGGGTACAGCTTTGGATTGCCGCCAATTATAGCCCCCGTGGACGGATCGAAAGTCAACGTTGTGGTCGCCATGACGATATCGCCACTGTCCAGATCATAAGGGAAGCCGGACGACGTGCCGCTATAATTTACGTAGGCAGTGATCTCCCACGTGTTTTCGGTAAGCGGTGTGCCGCTGGCACATTGAATTCGCGCCCATATCAA